TTATTCTTAGTGGTACGGCATACTACGACTTTAACCACTTTTCTGAATACTGGAAAAAGTGGAAGTCTATTATCAACAGTCAAGGAAAGAAAAGTAGACTAAGAGAGATATTCGGTGAAGACCCACCTAAAGACTTTAACTGGAAAGACTACTCTATTATCCGCGTTCCCTACGAACTGCTTCCAGAGGGCTTTATGGATGCCTCACAGGTCGCTAGGTCAAAGGCTACAGTTCATGCTGGTATTTACCAAATGGAGTTTGGAGCTTGCTTTACACGCGACTCTCAGGGCTTTTTCAAGAGGTCACTTATCGAGTCATGCGTCGTAGAAGAACGATACACTGAAAAGACTCCGATCAAGAACCGTCAAGGAGAAGAAATCAACTTTCAGGCACAACTTATTGGAGACAAAGACAAGAAATACATATACGGCGTTGATCCTGCTTCTGAGGTTGATAATTTTAGTATTGTTGTATTGGAGGCTAATGCTGACCACAGAAGAATCGTTCACTGCTGGACAACAAACAGAGAAGAACACAAGAGCAAAGTCAAAAGCGGTTACTCTGCTGAAACTGACTTTTATTCTTATTGTGCTAGAAAGATCAGAGACTTGATGGTTAGGTTTCCTTGTATTCACATCGCTATGGACGCTGGTGGTGGCGGTATAGCCGTTATGGAAGCATTGCATGACAAGGACAAGATCAAAGAAGGAGAACTCGCTATATGGCCTGTCATAGACGAGGACAAACCAAAAGACACAGACGATCATCGAGGACTGCATATTTTAGAGATGTGTCAGTTTGCTAAGTACGATTGGTTGGCAGAAGCGAACCACGGAATGAGAAAAGACTTTGAGGACAAGGTTTTACTGTTTCCAATGTTCGACTCGATCAGTCTTGGAATTGCCAACGTAGAAGATGGAATGAAATCAAGGGTGTACGACACTTTAGAACAGTGCGTCATGGAGATTGAGGATATGAAAGACGAGCTTGCTATGATAGCCATTACTCAGACTCCCGCAGGTAGGGACAAGTGGGACACACCTGAGACAGTGGTTGGAACAGGCAAGAAGGGTAAGCTCAGAAAAGACCGCTACTCTGCCCTGCTAATGGCTAATATGGCCGCTAGATCGCTTGCTAGACTGCCTGCTGCAATAGTCTATCAAACCTACGGAGGCTTTGCTACTATGGGTGGTACAGCGGCAGACAGATCAAAAGCACCAAAAGAGAATCACTATCAAGGCCCAGCTTGGTTTACGGACAATATGAAGGATGTTTATTGACTTTTTGTGTATAGTTAGATAGCAGTCCAATTACAATCCAACTGAGGAAAAAATGAACAAGCCATCTGACGACAACTCTACACCGGAAAGGTCTATAGCAAGCTGGAATGAGGGAGATTCTTCTTCAAGGCGGGATGCGTTCGATCAATACGCACAGGCTGGATCGGCATATACTGGGGTGTCAAAGGCGAACACTAGGGATTTTTTAGACATTGAGCCTAACCGCTCTGTCAAGCCTCACTTTGGTCACAACGACTACTATGCGTTTAGACCAGAAGAACAGGTTCCACGCAAGGCTAAACGTATCATCAAGATGTGCATGGATGCCTACGACAAGGTTGGCATGGTACGCAACGTTATCGACCTAATGGGCGACTTTGGTTGTCAAGGTATTGACATCGTACACGAAAACAAAAGCGTAGAAAAGTTCTACAAGCAGTGGTTTAAGCGTGTTGACGGCAAAGAAAGATCAGAAAGGTTTCTAAACAACCTTTACAGAACTGGAAACGTGTTTGTATACAAAAGTTATGCAGACATTACACCAGAGATTTCTAAATACCTCAAGTCACTAGCTAGTGACATTCGACTAGAGGTTCCAAAGGTAGAGGACGCTCAGGTTCCTTGGAGGTACAACTTCTTCAATCCTCTGACGATTGACATGAAAGACGGCATTGTCAGCATGTTTATTGGTAGAAAAAACTATCAGATAACAGCGGACACGTTTTTTGACAACCTCAAGGATGGTTCTATTCCCGCTAAGATTATGGAAACCCTACCAGCCAACGTAAAACAGGCCATCAAAAACAAAGACAAGAAGTTTGACCTTGAGCCAGATCGACTGTATGTAGCACACTACAAAAAGGACGACTGGCAACAGTGGGCACACCCGCTGGTTTACGCCATTCTAGATGATATTATCATGCTTGAGAAGATGAAGCTTGCCGACCTTGCTGCTTTGGATGGTGCAATCTCTAATATTCGACTGTGGACTCTTGGAGACTTCGACAATAAAATCTTACCAACCAAAGAGGGTATCAATAGATTAAGAAATATCTTAGCTAGTAATACTGGTGGAGGTACAATGGAGTTGGTGTATGGCCCAGAACTCAAATTCACAGAGAGTAACTCTCAGGTTTACAAGTTTTTAGGTTCTGAAAAGTACCAGTCTGTTCTGAATAGTATCTATGCTGGACTGGGCGTTCCTCCCACTTTAACAGGAATGGCAGGCCAAAGCGGAGGGTTCACAAACAACTTCATCTCATTAAAAACTCTTGTCGAAAGGTTACAGTACGGTCGCGACCAACTCACCAAATTCTGGGAAAGAGAACTTGAGTACGTAAGAAAAGCAATGGGTTTTAGAAAGCCCGCCCATGTTGTTTACGACCAAATGAGCTTATCAGACGAGTCCTCAGAAAAGAACCTACTGTTGCAGCTTGCTGATAGAGATATTATCTCTCACGAAACTGTACTGGAAAGATTCAAAGAGATTCCAGCAGTCGAAAAGGTTAGACTTAAAAGAGAAGATGATGCCAGAGACAAAGATAAACTTCCACCTAAAGCTAGCCCCTTTCACAACGCCAATCATGGTGGAGACATGGAGAAGATTGATAGGCAGGGAGAGATCAGTGAAAAACTAGCCGTAGAAAAAGAGAAGCAAAAACCAAAAGAAAACGGAAGACCGCCAGCTAAAAAAGACGAGGGGCCAAGAAAGAAGCGAGTTGAAACCCCTAAGTCCAAGCCGGGCAAGGCATTTGAGAACAGTGAAATGATTCACTGGGTAATGTCTGCTTACGACAAAGTAGAAGAATTGACGGCGGGCTACCTAGGCTCTAAAGGTCTTAGCAATATGCGTCAGATGACAAAAGCCCAAGTTCAAGAATTAGAAGATGTTAAACTAAACTCCTTCTTATGCCTGAAACCAATGAGTGAGCTTAGTGACCAAAACCTCTACAACACCCTAAAACTAAGGGCAAACGTTGTTAACTGGAATAACTACAAGGACATAAGAGATCAGAACCTAAGTAGGTCAGACTATAAGAAAATGGTTATCTCTCGGAGGATTGACATACTATTAGAACCTTCGAAGGGGTAAAAACGACCCTTTTTTGATAATTTGTGTTTTTTAGTGTATAATGTTTTGAGGTGATTAAAAATGACAATAAAAATATTCCAAAACGAAATAAATGACGGCATTGCTGAACTCGTAAAGAGTACGGCTAGTGTTGCGTATTGTTCTGAGGCTGTACAGGCTGACGCTTTCAAGGTTCCAGTCAATATCGCTGACAAATGTTTTGCAGAAAATAAAGACCAAACAGACCTCTACTACCTAGAGTCAGTTTTGGTTTCGTGCGGTTGGAATAAAAACGATGACGTGTTTCAGACTCAAGCTACTTGGGACGCGAGAAACACCCCAGAAGATAAACAGTTTAACTTCATGCACGATGAGAATGATATTATCGGGCATATCACTGGAAGTTATGTTTTAACTAAAGACGGCAAAGCAGTAGCAGAAGATGCTCCCATGCCGGAAGATTTTGACATAATTACCCAAGCTGTACTTTATAATAGTTGGACTGGTGAAGAAAACAGAGAGAGGATGTCAAAGATTCTTTCTGAAATCAAGGATGGCAAATGGTACGTTTCTATGGAATGTCTATTCGCAGGTTTTGATTACGCACTTCAAGATAAAGATGGAAATTCTAAAGTGTTGGCTAGGGGAGAAGAATCTTCTTTCCTTACAAAACACCTTAGAGCATACGGTGGAACTGGAGAATACGAGGGTTACAAGATTGGTCGTGCTTTGCGAAATATCGCTTTCTCAGGAAAGGGCTTGGTTTCTAAACCAGCTAATCCTAGAAGTGTAATTTTGGCATCCGAAAGGTCGATTGCAACCTTTAACGTAGATAATAATTCTGAACTTTCTATAGGAGAATTTCAAATGTCAGATGTTTTGACAGAACAATTGGCTGATACCAAGGCACAGCTTGAAGCTGCAAAGGCCGAAAATCAGGCGATTAAAGCTAAAATCGAAGAAGCAAAAGATAAAGAGTTTGCAACTAAGGTTGAGGCTTTCGAAGCTGCCGCTGATTCAAGCCAAGCTAAGATTGATGAGCTTAACGAGTCGATTAAATCAACTCAAGCCAAGGTCGCTGAACTCGAAGATGCACTTGCTACATCTCAAACCGAATTGGCATCTGCCATGAAGGAAGTTGACGAGATGAAGAAGAAAGAGAAAATGGAAAAGCGTAAAGCTGGTCTTGTAGAGGCTGGTCTGGACGAAGAAGAAGTCACTGAGACTCTCGCTTCATTCGACGCTCTAGACGACGAAGCTTTTGAAGCAATTGTAGCCATGATGAAGAAGAAGGCTATGAAGAAGTACGCTGAGAAAGATGAGAAGAAGAAGAAGGATGAAAAAGAAGCAGAAGCAGGTATGCCTCCTGAAATGAAGGAAGCTATCGAAAAGAAGAAGAAGGAAAAAGAAGCAAAAGACGCAAAAGGTGCAGAGTTGCCAGAAGCATCTTTTGACGAAGTTAAAACAGCGGAAGCTGACCTTTTCGTCCCACCAGAGGATGATCAGGATAAAACCCAAGCCGGTATTGCCGACTGGTTCTCAAATCACGTACTCAACAAATAGGAGATTACACAAATGGCTCTTAAATCAGATAGATTCGAAGAATCAACTGACATCAGTTACTTCTACACTGCCGGTGCTGTCGCCCGTGGTGGAGTCGCCTGCTTAGACCTTCTCAGTGCTTCCGGTGCTGCAATGGATCAGGGCGACAATACAGTTTCATACCAAGTGGCCGCTGCAACAGATGTGCCAGTTGGAATTTTGCTCAATGACGTTGTAGACAAAGACCTTTCCCGTACTCATATCAATTGGTATAAGGACGAAATCCAAGTTGGTGGCAAGGTTACTCTTTTGTCTCGTGGTTGGGTTGTTACCAACATGGTTGATGGAACACCATCTGCCGGTGATTTAGCTTACGCTTCTAACGGAGTGGGACAAGAAGGTATGATTGCTACCGAAGCTGCCGATGCACAAGCATCTGGTAACTTGGCAATTGGACGTTTCATGTCTGCTAAGGACGCTGACGGATACGCTAAAGTTTACGTCAACCTTCCTAATCACGGCCCATTAGCCTAAAACTCAATAAAGGAGAATAACACAATGTCATACACTGAAAGACCTAGTGATGAATTCATCAGTCTCATGAAAAAGACTGGTAATGACGATCAGAATGTTGCCTACGCTGCACAGCGACAAATGGCTAAAGCTTTAGAGCTTCCTTTGCGAAAAGGCGTTTTGATCGGTAACGTTCTCGGAGATATCTTCGAGACTGTCAATGTTGAGCCCGGAGCCTCTACCGAGTATCCCCTCGACATGATTTCCCCCGGACTTGAGGGTGAGCATGTAGCTTACACCAACCCGGGACATGGTCGCATCCCAGAGCGTGCGGTCGAGAGTGACTTCGTCACGATTCCAACCTACAGCATCACATCAAGTATTGATTACTTGTTGCGTTACGCTCGTGAGGCTCGTTGGGACGTTGCTGCTCGTGCAGCACAAGTCATGGAAGCTGGCTTTGTCAAGAAGATGAACGATGACGGGTGGCACACATTGCTTGCTGCTGGTGTTGATCGTAACATCTTGGTTTACGACGGTGACGCAACAGCAGGCTTGTTCTCTAAGCGTCTGATCTCTCTTATGCAGACCGTTATGCGTCGTAACGCTGGTGGAAACACTGGCTCTGCTAATCGTGGTCGTTTGAGCGACGTTTACGTTTCGCCAGAAGCACTCGAAGATGTCCGTAACTGGGGTCTTGACGAAGTTTCTGACGCTACTCGTGAGCGTATCTATAACACTCCGGGCGAAGCTCCCGTAACTAACATCTTTGGTGTTAGATTGCGTGATCTTGATGAGCTTGGAGAAGGCCAAGAGTACCAAGAGTTCTTCTTGAACGGTCTTGGTGGTGCTGTCGAAGCATCTGACCTTGAGTTGGTAGTTGGTTTGGATCAGGGAGCTAGCGATAGCTTTATCATGCCAATGAAGCAAGCTTTGCAAGTATTCGAAGATCCTGCGTTGCATCGTCAACAGCGAGTAGGATACTACGGCTGGGCTGAACTTGGATTTGGTGTCTTGGATAACCGTAGAATTATCCTTGGCTCATTCTAAGACGGGCTAACAACCTTGAACTCAAAGAGTCATTCCCATTTGAATGGGAATGGCTCTTTTTTTGTGTATAATAGGTAGTAACTCGCGTTTTACAATTTAGGAATATTTATCAAGGGGATAATATAAGATGACAGCTTTATCCGACTATTTAGAGTCAGGGCTACTTCACCACGTTTTTAGGGGACAAGAATTCCCTAAGCCTCTAAACGTGGCTATCGCCCTATGTAGTGGCGTACCTAC